TGAGAGAATATTGCAACTGCATAAATACCCTTTTCATTTATATTGTTAATTGACGGTTCGATTAAAACATAGTCCCCGGGATAAATCCCTTCACCTATCATACTATCACCAATAACCTTTAATAGTAATAGATTAGGATCTTTCGGCAGTATCTCTTTAATATTGATTATTCGTTTAATGTTTTCGGAGGCAAAGATTGGAGTCCCTGCTGATATTTCAGAGAGATAAGAATATTGGATTGTTTCCGATTTATCCTCGAACAACCTACTTGGTAAAATTTCTAAGACTTTGCAAATTTTATTAATTTTTGTTGATGGGATTCCCTTTCCCTTTTCCCATCCTTGAACAGTTGACCAATGCACATTTAACTTCTCACCCATTTCTTTGAGAGTTAACCCCTTTAATTTCCTTGCAATCCTTATTCTTTCACCTATTTTAATATCGGATAATTTCCTCTTTTTCATCATTTGCCCCTTGACAAGATGAATTTTTTGAGTATATTGTCTATAATATGATTGACTATACTAACCTCCCGTTTTTCATATCCCCAAGTATAATGATTTTTTACGGAAATTCAAGGACAAATCTAACAAAAGTTTTTGTAGTTTAGCTACAAAAAGGGGGGCAATTGGAGTTTTCGGAAATTTTAACTATATCAATACACAACTCGGAACACAGCCACGAGGAAATAGCAAGGGCTGCCAGCATTAAATCAAATACCCTCTCCGAATATCGGTGTGGGCGCCTGCAAATGTCTATCGATGCTTTTATACAGCTCATTAATGGTTTTACATTATTAGGTGAATCTGACAAAGCCTTGGATTTACTGAAGTTCATTGTAGGTGGCAATTGGCATGTTTTATACATAAAAAATACAGCCAACAATCTTCCAGGAGAAATTATCCTCGATATGATAATTAGCTTCGGTAAACTTGTTTGCGAGTATAAGGAAAAAGCGGAATACGATCAAATAGGGGACCACGACAGATTTGAACTCAGGAGTGCCGCAATGGGAATGATAAGTTTATTGAACGACTTTGTATATCACATAAACGCTAACGAGAAATTATGAAGCCCGGGTTTTGTGTCCTAACTCCACACAGTCCCCACCCGGGCTTTTATATTTGGAGGGATAATGGGAAGACCAATTAAAAATACAGTAGATTACTTTCCACATAGTTGTAACCATAAAAAAACAATTTTTATATTGGAGCAACAGTACGGGAATGATGGTTATGCTTTTTGGTTTAAATTATTAGAATTATTAGGGTCAACAGATAAGCATTTTATTGATTGTAATAATAAGAGTAACTGGAGGTTTCTACAGGCAAAAACTCACCTCAGCGAAGAAAAATGTGTAGAAATGTTAAATCTGTTGGTTGAATTAGACGCAATTGATAAAAATTTATGGGATAAAAAGATAATCTGGTGTCAGAACTTTGTTGACAATATTACCGATGTTTATAGGAATCGGCGTGTAGAAACTCCAACTAAACCTCTTTTCTACAAACATAAACTCAAACAAGCTGATGTTTCTACAAACATAAAGTCACAAAGTAAAGTAAAGGAAAGTAAAGTAAATAAAAGTAAAGAAATTTATATTGTTTTAAGTAAAAAGTTAGGAGATTTAATTTTAAAAAGGAAGCCTGATTTTAAGATAATAAAAAAGCAGGAGAAAAAAAATTATATAGATTGGGCAGATAATATTAGATTAATGGTTGAAAGAGATAATAGGAAAATAGAAAAAATAAAGGAAGTGATTGAATGGTGCCAGGAAGATGATTTTTGGAAAAATAACATTTTATCAACCCAAAAACTTAGAAGCCAATTTGATAAGTTAGAAATTAAAATAAAAACAGATCAGCCACAGGAAAACCTTACCCCAGGATATTGGGAACCCCCAGCTGACGAAGAAGAAGCTGAATTTAACCCTGAGAAGATACGAGCATTACGAAAAAATATGGGAAAAATAGGGAAACCAAACAACAATGACCTCGCATAACACCTCCTTAAGAGCCCCTGGCTTTATCCCTCACTTTCGGGAGACTAAATCTCCTAAGAAACAGGTCGGGGGCTTTTAATTTATGGGTAAAAAATCTAAAGTAAAGGGTTATAGAGCGGAAAGAGAGATAGTAAATTTATTGCAAAAATCTGGAATAAATGTAAAAAGAATTCCACTTTCGGGAGGAATATGGTGGCTAAAAGGGGATATTCTTTTTCCTAACAATAGAAAAGGTGAAGTTAAAATCCGTAAGAAGATTAACCGCCTTCTTTATGATATGCTTGTAGACGCCAGTTACGGATTTATTCGTGGCGACAGCAAGCCTTGGCTTGTGGTGATGGAGTTGCCTGAATTTATTGAATTATATAAGAAGGCTCAATGAAGAAAACGATTAGGGTGTATGGTTTTCAAAGTTGTAATGGAGTTGAATTTGAATATTATTTGGGCAAAGTAAAGGATTTTTGCAATATGGACGAACATGGGTGGTTAGAAATGAAAAATAATATCCTGGATCATTTCGGGGCTGTCTATTGTCATGGGGCTAAACATCAAATGAGCAAACTTTGCTTCACGAGTAAAATCGATAAGATGAGAAAACAATGAAATATAGGTTAATTTTATTTATCCTTTCAGCCATAATCTTATTTTTATTATCTAACAATCGCAACCTTGAGGTTGAGAAATTCACTAATGAGGATTTTCTAAGGGAATATACAATCGAGGGATATCGGAAATGAAAGACATTGGTAATCTTTTCATAAAATTACTTATAGACTTAATGGTTGTACCAATGGCGTTCCTAAAATGGTATTGCGTCCATAAGGGAATCGGCAACGAAAGGGAACGAAATCCAGATGAAATGGTCTATGACCCATTTATGTGAAATGGAGGGCAAATGGTAGGTTGTATTATTGTAGCCGTATTAGGTTTATTTTATTTTGGTATGCTTTTTTCATATAATTGGATAACAAAGGAGGATCGATGACCATATTATGGATTATTCTGTTTAGTTGTGTGGGATTAATTATTGGGGGCTTATTGGGAACGTCCAAAAGGGCAGATCTTGTGAATGAGGTGAGGATATTGAGGATTAAACTCTTTAAGGCGGAGGAAGATATATCCGAATGCAAGCGACACAATGTAAAATTGGCAAACGCAAGAGAAAATATGTCCAATATGCAGAGCGGGAAATTCTTGACCTGATTGAGTTAAATATAGGAACAAGTTTAAATTTATCAAAATTATCAAGGGGACAGATAATTAGTCTAAGGGAAATTGCTAAAAGAGGGGCTAAATGGAGGAATAAAATGAAGAAGAGTGCGAAAGAATTGGGTATCGAAATAGAGGAGGGGTTATGATACCATCAAGAAGAGTTAGAAAGTGTATAGAAAAAATAGAACGATTCAATGAACAGGAAGGCTGGCTTGCGGCTAAGGATTCAAGGCTATATGATTCCTGGCTGGCTTTTCAAGGGGCATTTTATAGAATTTATGCTTTTCCCCCAAGGAAGCCGATAATCTATAAACTACTTAAGAAGAATGAGCCACCACCCAATAACGCTTAAGCGCAACAAAGACATCAAGAGGGATTTTAAGGAGATGTATAGAGATTATAAAAACGGTAATATCTATGTCGAGAATATCCTTGAAACTTTATCGGACAAATATCAGCTTTCAGTCAAAACTATCAAGAAAATCATCTATCCCATAAGTAACTAACAATCAATAACAACGCCTTAAAAGAGCCTTATTACCGCCTTGTTTGAGCCTTGTTTGGGCTTGCGGACTCAGGAAGGTATATTTATTTTAGGTTATGGCTAAACGCGGACCCAAACCAATCAAGATTAAATGGAAGGAGTTCGACAAACTTTGCGCAATGCAATGCACTCTCTCTGAAATTGCTGCGTGGTTTGAATGTAGTGAGGATACAATTGAGCGGAGAGTGAAAAAATCCAAGAAGATGAAATTTGCGGATTATTATGCGCAAAAGAAGGAAAAGGGGTTTGTCGCGCTAAGGCGTCTTCAATGGCAAAAGGCAAAGAAAGGAAGTAATATAATGCTTATCTGGTTAGGGAAGCAATGGCTTGACCAACGAGATAAAAAAGACATTGAACATTCAGGTTATATTAATGACCACGAGAAGGTTGTGGTAGAGGAAGTTGTAGTGAATCAGCAAGACGAGAAAGGATAATGTGGATAATCTTAATCCTGTTGGCATTTTCAATGGCTAAAGAATTAAGACTGACAATATCCTCAACCTTCAAGCCTTTACTGACTAATCAATACAGATATTTAAATCTTGTCGGTGGAAAGGGTTCGGGCAAGAGTGAATTTGTAGCCCGGAAGATGTTATATCGTTGTTGGGTAGAGGGCAATCATAAATTCCTTGTCCTCAGGAAAGTGAGGGCAACTACATACGATTCGGTTATTGAAGTTTGGCAAAAAATGTTAGATGAGCAGAAGGTTAAATATAGTTATAGAAAATTTGATAGGACAATCTCATTTAGAAATTCAAACAGGCAGAAAAATATTATCAAGTTCGATGGGCTTGATGATCCCGAGAAGATTGAATCAATTAAGGGAATCACCGGGATCCACATGGAGGAGTTGACTGAGTTTACCTCTAAGGATTTTAGAATTGTTGATTTAGCGTTAAGAGAACAATTATCAGATTACGAGCAGATTATAGGGACATATAACCCCGACGAGGGCGAAGCCGAATGGATCAAGAATAAATTCTTCTTAAATGATAAGATAAAGACTGGTCCGGGGAAGATGGAAGATTCATACATCCACCACTCTACAATTGCGGATAATCCCATTGCAGATATAAGAAATTCATATAGGAGAATCTTAGACCGTCTTGAAGATGAGGTTTATATCTCAATTTACAAGCATGGTCAATGGGCTGTTCCCAAAGAGAAAATTTATAACTGGGATATAGTCGATCTTCCCGACATTAAATTTGATGAAATATTTTATGGTGGGGATTTTGGATACAGTATTAACCCCGCTGCGTTTATTAAAATATACCACAAAGCGAACGAATATTGGGTTAAGGAACTAATTTACGAGACTGGGCTGACTAACATTGCATTAGGGGAGAAAATCAAGGGACTAAAAGAGGTTAATCTTCTTGACCCGCAGTATTGGGATTCAGCAGAGCCTAAATCAATTCAAGAATTGTATGAGATGGGGATAAATGCTTTGCCATCAGATAAGGGACCCGATTCGGTTAAGCATGGGATTGACTTCTTAAAAGAGCAAATAATTCACATTGTTAGCGGGTCTGAAAACATAAAAAAAGAACGCAATAAATATAAAATGAGGCAGGATAAGAACGGGAACATACTCAACAAACCAGTTGAATATATGAACCATGCTATGGATGCAATTAGATATGGGATTTGCACACACTCCCATAATAATGTAGAACCTTTTGTAATAATCGGAGGATAAATGCCTAATATATTTGAAAAAGTATTCAGGAAGAGACTAAGAATAACGGAGACTGAGAGTGTTCCGTACGTTATTACCACATCCAAGCGAGGGCTAACATCACAGGATAAGGTAACCGATTATGTTGCACAGTGGAAAAATCATCATATTTACAGGGCAATTGATTTTACTGCAAAGTCAATGCAAAAGGTCAAATGGTATTTAGAGCAGGATGGAGAACCTCTCCCGGAGAAGAATAAGTATGCGAAGAAATATTATCAACTATTAAAGAAACCTTTTGAGAAATGCACCTGGAGACAGTTAATATATTTATGGGTTTGTTCTCTTGAGGCAACTGGGAACACATATCTACTTAAGTTTGGAGACAGCCTTAGACCAGAGAAGCTGTATTTTATCCCACCTGATAAAACGAAGATTATTGTTACAGATACTAACCCCATTGCCGGATATCAGCTCAATATAAACAGTGCGCTAAAGAATTTTGTCCCGGATGTGATTATTCACTCAAAATATCCTAACCTTGCAGACCCGCAGGGTTATGGGATTGGACCATTTCAGGCTGCACTTGGGCAGTACAATAATTATGAATATGTTACGGATTATGCCAATATTCTTCTCCAGAACATTGGCGTTCCTCCCATTGTATTAGAATGGGGAAAGACGCCAGAGCAAACACAGAGGATGGTTTCCCTATGGATTGAGAATTGGAGTGGATATAAAAATGCAGGTAAAACGTCGGGTGTCCCAGAGGGAACTAATATCCACAGATTTGCTTTCTCTCCATCGGAGATTAATTTTACAGGTATTCAAGAGGCAGGAGAAAAGAGCTTATATAAAATCTTTGGAGTCCCCCGTGTTTTAATCGACCCTGAAAAGGCGACTTATGCTAATGCTTATCAAGCAAGGCTTTCATTCTATGAAAATAAGCAACTGCCCATTGCAGAGGATATTGCAGAGACCATTACAGAATATTTAATTTTAGAACCTTCCATCTCATTTAAGTTTGCAATGGAACTGCCCAAAGACCCCGCCATGGAGATGAAGAGAGAAAGAATGTATCTTGAGATGAATGTTATGTCTCCTAACCAGTCCAGAGGTAACCACGGATGGTTCCCATATAATGGTGGTGATGATGTGTATAGAAGTTTAGGTGAAGTGCCGGTTGCAACTATTCAGGAGAAGAAGGGGAAGAAGTCCGCACCTAATATAAAAGTCTATAGACCTAAAGTAATCGGGATACGCTCATGGAAAACTTTCTATCAATGGCAGAATGCAGTCGAGAAGAGATTTGCGAAAGAGGTTGATAAGTATTTCTCATGGGTGGGTAAAGAAGTATCAAAGAATTTAAGGAAGTTAAGTCCTAAAGGATTTGATGACCCTACGCTATCGGATATGGTTATACTCTCTTATATCATTCTTACCGATAAAATGAAAGAGCAGTTCAACCCATACATTATAGAATCTATTGAGAAGGCATTTACTCAGAAAATGTCCGAATTAGGTGGAGATGTCAGCAGGATGAATATAGAAGAATATATAAAGCAGTATATCAACAATCTTGAAAAAACATGGAAGGGAATTGCTGAAACAGATATTAAACAGTTAAAGAAATTGCTTTCAGAGGGAATGGAACAGGATATGACAATGAATGAAATGTCAAGATATGTAAATGCGAAATATGACCCTCTCAGTCCTGATTACATGAATAAACATAGAGCAATGACAATTTCAAGAACCGAAACGGGAGGAGCAGCGAATAAGACATCTCACGATACTATTGATGTATCAGGTATAATGTGGCGAAGTTGGTTTTCCGCTCTCACGGAAGCATCGAGAGAGGCGCATGTGGCTGCTCATGGTCAAGTCAAACCAGTCAAAGAACCCTTTATTGTCGGTGGAGAGCCTTTAATGTATCCAGGAGATAGGAACGGCTCAGCCAGCAATGTAATTAATTGCCTCTGCATTGAAGTGCCAGAAGAGGCATTGGAGGTATAAATGGCAAAACTATTAAAAGATTATCTTAAGGAATGTGGACCTAAACTTGGGATAGATCCAGAACTTGAATTTAAAAATGCAGTTAAGAGATATGGGGAAGATACCGCAAACAAGGCAATGGTTTTCGATAGTTTGATTTCTATAGAGAAGAAAGAGTTAGATGAGGATGAACCGATTGTTGATGTAACTGTGGAAATTCCCGATAGGAGTAGAGAAGTTTTACTTGTTTCTGGTGCAAGATTAGCGAATTATCGAAAGAATCCAATTATGCTTTCTGGCCATAGATATGCACCTGAATTTACTATCGGGGGTTCGAGATGGATTAAACCGGGAAAGACGAATTGGAAAGGAAAGGAAGTCAATAGTCTTAAGGCTAAGACATGGTTTGCTTCAACACCGTTTGCACAAGACCATAAAACACTTATTAAAGAAAGGGCATTGAGGGCATTTTCGCACACCTTTGTTCCCTTTGAGTTTATTGATGATGAGGATTCGATAAAGGAGTTAGGCTTTAAGGCTAAGGATGTTAATAGAATATATACCGATTATGAAATATTAGAACTTGGCCCCGTTACCATTCCCGATAATCCTGCTGCACTTGTATCACAGAAAGGAGCAGTCGAGTCGGATTATTTCAAGAATATGATTAGGGGATATGAAGGTGAGGAGGATAATGAAGAGTATGAAACCGAAGCAGTATCGGAAGAACCTTACGATAAGGATACAGATACATCCATAGAATCTATGCTAATTGCATCAACGAAGTTCGCTGGTTCACCCAAAAATAAATATGGAACACATAGTTCCAAGGGATTCAAAGGGAATTATGCAGCAGCTTGGAGATGTCATTTCTCTAAAATTGGAGGAGGTGGACTATCGGGAACTGCATCAGGTCCAATTCGGGGGACAGTGAGAAGGACAGAGATGATTGCAGCTGTAATGAAACCTCCTTGCTCATTACCAAAGACAGAATCAATTGGAGCAAGACAAGGACCTAAAAGTCCCTTAAAATGCACCTTCCCAGAAAAGCCATCGGATTATGGGTTATCGAGTTGGGCAAAGCCTGGGGATGACAATTTAAAACAAGAAGATATCAGGTTAACCTGTAAGGATTTAGCAGTTATTAAAAAAGCTGCACTTGCAGAAATAAAGAGAAGAGCAGCGGACAGGGAAAAGGAAGAAGATGGTAAAAAAGATTTAATTAAGGAAGAGACTAATTCGATATGGGCTGAGATAAATGCTATTAAGACGGAATTAGTTGAGATAAAGGCAATTATTAAGGGAAAGAAAGGTCAGGAGTGGAACGAAAGTAGCTCTGGAGACCTACCCGAAAAGGAAATTGCCAAGGTCATTACTGACAAACTTAGTGATGTCCTGAAGTTTGGAATGGAAGAACTAACCAAACCGGAGGTATAGATGAGGAAACTTGTTTTATTTTTCATGGTTGTGGCAATATGTCTATTCGCAAGAACAGGGACTCTCGCGTCTTATTTCGGCAGTGTTGATATTGCATCTTCAGATAGTGTAGCTACTACTGCCGCAGATACTACAATAGTTGACCTTGATACCTTACTGGCACAGTATGTCGGTTCGGGAGACTTAAAGGCAAACTGTAAACTTGTTTATAAGGCATTTTCCACAGCTGGAGCCGTAAAAGTCAAAATTACATGGGAGCCATCCATAGATGGTAGCACCTGGCTTACTGCATCTGTTATACAAGATAGTTTAAAAACTGAAACCTGGAAGATAGATAGCTTACCTACAAACGCATCTTATTTTAAGTGGGCTCGAATTATAACCGTTGGATTAACGGGTAATAGTGCAGATGCAGCTTATTGGTTTAGTATATCATATCAGAAGGTAGAATAGGAGGGTTAATATGACCATAAAAGAACTTATAGAGAAAAAGTTTAAGGAACTTTCAGACCAGGGGATGGAGGAAAAGATAGCCTATGAATCTCTCGTTGCGGAGTATGGTCTTGATGAAAAGCACATCAAGGAAATACTCGAAGGGAAAAGCGCTCTCTCTAAAGAGATGAAAGCTGAGATTGAGAATACGGTTGTTGAGACAGTTGGACCTCTTTTTAAGGACTTCAAAGATAAAGTTTCGACACTCAACTTTGCACCTGCGAAAGCAGACTGGAGAGTTGAGATGGGAGAGAAGATAAGGAAAACTCTTACCAAAGAGTTGGATTCGATTGTAACAGGTAATAAGGCAATCACCACGACTACAATGGCTGCTATAATCCCCGAAGAATGGATTAAGCACATCTATGAGACTGTCCCAATGTATGGTGCTGCTTTTGAGGCAGGTTTGGCACGAATACCTCTTGCTGAAGTTGTCAATATGGCAAAGCTTGGAACAGATGTAACTCTCGAATATCAAACTGAGAATACTGCACCTTCTGATTCAGCTCCAACTGTAGACGCAAAACCAGTCAACCGTGAAACCTTGATTGGAACGCTCGTAATGTCAAGACAATCCTTGAAATATTCAGCGGTAGAATTGACCAACTATTTCACTCAGAGATTCATCAAGAAATATGCCCGTCACATTGATGAGGAAGTATTTACCGGGACAGCATCAGGCTCTTCAAAATATACGGGTATTACTCAGGCAAGTGGTACCAATTCGGTCATTTTTGCACCTGGAGAAACCAGCTTCAATAATATCAACAGGGATTATCTCATTGATGCAATCCATGCGATTAATGCGAATCATCTTGTTGGTGCAGGTTGGATAACGAATAACCAGACAGTGGGAACAATTCACACGAGATGCGTTACTTCCGCAGGAATGCCTCTCTTTAATTACAACACAAAACAACTGCTTGGTTATCCTGTTCATATCACCTCAGCGCTTCCTGCTACCAGTGCAGCTGATACCGCATTCATAATCTTTGGTAGTGTGAGTGAAGGTGTAGCCTTTGGGGAAGATGGATTTGAGGTAGCATCTGATGCATCGGTGAAATTTGCAGAGAACGCAATCATGCTCAGAGCGGTTGGCGACATAGCCATCTATGTTATTCAACCCGAATTATTCACTATCATCAAAACTTCCGCAACATAGGAGTAATAATGCCTTTCAATGATAAGAGCATTAAGAAACTAAAAAAGGACAGCGAGAAGATAGTTGACAAGATACCCGAAGACAAGAAGAAGGTTGAGGTCAAGATGATTGCTTCAGCTTCTATTGGCAGAGACCAAGAATTTACTGTTGACGGTGGTGAGAAGAAAGACGGTGTCTATGTAGTGAATACGAAAGTGTATAACGAGATTAGACGCTCATGTGTTTTGGTGAGAAAAACAAAATAAAGGGAATAGAAAAGGGGATTGGTACCGATCCCCCCCCTTTATATAGGAGATTTAATTGGCTTGGATAACTAAAACAGATGTAAAAACAATACTCGAAACATCATCTACAGAGCATGATGGTTTAATTGACGAATTGATAAAATTTGTAGAGAATGCTTTTAAGACATTGTCAAATAATCCGATAGATTCAGCGACTCTAACTGAGAAGATTAAGGTTAACAATGGGAATGAGATTGTATTAAGCCGATACCCTGTAACTGCAATCGTGGATTTAGATATAACTGAAGGGGATTACACTCAGAATATAGACTCTGACGATTACATAGTGTATAAAAACGGGGTTATCAAATTTGACAGCAGATTTACCGGGACGGTCTCAATTGAGTATACAGCGGGTTATTCCACTATTCCTGAAAATATCAAAAAGGCTGTAATCTTTGAGGTGATGGATTTGATGAAGCAAAAGGGTAGGTTCGGACTGGCTTCACTTGGCAAGCGTGGAGAGGCAACATCATATAACGACATCCCCTGGCTTAAAATATTCCTTGAGGTTGTAGAACTATACAAGAATCCAGTAGAGAACATGGAGATAATATGAAATTCTTTGCTCGGTTTAAGTTTTTCGATAGGGTTATAAAGAAAAAGGAAGAGAGGATTGAATCTAATCTTCTTAATTCAATGAATTACATTATGGCTCTAATAAAGGGAAGGGCTCAGGCAATGTATCTCTCTGGTCCTTATCCTCACAGACTGAGTCATAAATTCGGTAAGGGAACACTCTGGAAACAAATAGATATCCAATCTCAAAAAGTTTTATACGGAGTAATAGGGAAATTATCAATCGGTCAAATGGCGTGGTATGCTAAGGTATGGGAATCGATTGACCAATATGCTCATCGAAAAGGAAGGGTTTTTAAGTGCGGTCATCCAATGTCAAGGCCTTTTGCCCGACCCGCATATGAAGATATGAAACTCAAAATTAAAAGAGTAATAGGAGAACAAATTGTTAAGGGGTAAAGAGATTCGTGCATGGCTTAATACAAAAATAAGCGCAATTAGTAGCCCTATGGCATTTGCTGAAGTTGTTACGGATTTATTTGTTTCAGAAGAAGATGCAGTTGCTAAATCTGGGACTCCGATTGCTTTTATAGGACCCGTAAGCGAGCATATCCCAATTGAAGGAGCTCATATGTCACACAAGGCTGATGTAGCAGTTGGAATAATTATTAGAGAAGATAATGCAAATGATATAGATGAAATTGTCACGGCAGTTATCAAGGCAATCGAAGCGGACGCATTTCCTATTTATACAAGAGATACAGATTCAATGCCAGGTTATGTCGCATCTTATGATACAGTTCCTTATGCCTTTGGCAGTGAAGGGCCTCTTGAGGGAAAAATGGGAATCGAGATAACGATTCATATTGAATATCATAGCTTATCGTCAGGGAGGTAAAATTGAGTGAAAAAAGATATATAGTTAATGTCGATAAATTTAAGTTTAGAGGCAAATGGCGAAAAAAAGGAGATATTATCAGTATGAATATAGATGAATGTGTCTTCTTTTTACCTTATGTAAAACCATATAAAATAAAAACAAAAAAGGAGGGAAAAGATGGGACTTAGACTCGCAAGGTATGTATTATTAGGCAAGTTAGAACCAATAGCAAGTTATGGTGAGGATCCAACTCCTGTTGTGGCTGATGATGTTATCCAGGCGAGGAACATCACCTTAACCCCAGAATACAATCCTCAAAATATCCCTCGAGGGGATAGAGGATTCTGGTATAAGACACTACCAGGCGCACAGCTCAAGACACTATCTTTTGATGTGCCACTTACAAAAGCACTTGTCAATGCAACTGCTGGAGAGATAACAAAACTCTTAGACGCTTGCGCATATAAGGAAAAAACAGCAGAAGTAAATGAATTCGATACAATCGAAGAGTATAATGCAACCAACAGCTCGATGTATTTCTACTTCTATAATGATGGAATCCTTGAAAAGTTATCCGGCGCCCGAGGGACTGCAACCTTTAGATTGGAAGCAGGCTTAGAGGCTATGGTTCATTTTGAATTCACAGGGCTTTATGTCAGCGGTAGTGCAGTTTCCTGCCCAGAAGTAACAGCATACAAATCTGGAACTATGTATGTAGTGAAGGGAAGCACATTGACATTGGGGGCTAATTATCACTCTTCCTTTGTAGAATTCACCGATGGAAACACACTCACAGCTATTAGAGACGCAAGTGGTGTCGAGGGGATTTATAGGATTGAAGTAGCAAGTGCAAATGCAAGGGGAACGCTTGACACACTCGTTGAGACAGCTAACGCTGCAACCTTAGAGGCTTTGGTTGAGAATGGAACTCCAGCTACGATTACTTATGAGGCTATCCCAGCTGGTGTAGGCGCAGATGACAAAAATCCTGTAATCACCATTGGAGTAATCATCGAGAGTTACACGAGAGTAGAAGAGGGCGGTTATCTCCGGTATTTAATGTCATTTGTCATAACCAGTCTTGATATAGATCTTGAAATAACGGTTATATAATGAAGGAATATTTAGACGGTAAAATCAAACTCAAAGAACCCACTCTGGAAATGATGTGTGAGATTGGAGAGATAATACAGACATATAGTATTCCATCTGTGTTGGCAGGCAGTGGGTTGAAGCATCTTTTAGGAATAATATGTGAAGGTGATGTCGAACTTCTAATGAAAAGCAATCCCAAAGAAAGCAAGCAGATATTACAGGATTTTTTTACCATTTGGAAGCCCTTGGAGTGGATATTCGCCAATACTTCCACCCTGCCAAAATCAAAGAAATCGTTGCAAGAACTTCGAGGGGCTTCCAGGAATATAAAGAAACCCTAAATACACGAGTGGAACTTTGGGAGGAATGGATAAATATACAGGCAAAGATAATAAAGAGGAAACCTAATGCCCGGTGATAATATCCTGTTAGAAATAAGAGCCGATATAAAAGACGTAAAGGCTAAGCTCAAGCAAGTAGATTCTGATTTTAAGGGTGCATCTAAGAATGTCGAGGCGCAAACTCAGCGAATGAATTCTGGTTTTAGTAATCTAAAAAGAATGATTGCTGGGGCCTTCACGGTTGCCATATTGTATAAATTCCAACAGGGATTAAAGGACTGTGTTAAGGCGGCACTTGAGCAAGAGACTGCAACCATGTCCTTGCGTTCGATTATGACCAATCTAAAACTGGCAACCGATGACGAGATTGATTCCCTCATTAAATATTCGGAACAATTACAAAAGACAACTACCTTCGGAGATGAGCAAACGCAAGCTGCAATGGCAATGCTTGGGACTTTCCGATTGAATGCCGACCAGATGAGAATAGCAATTCCAAGGTTAATGGATATGTCGGCTGCAATCTCAATGATGGAGGGAAGGGAAGTTAAACTTGTTGAAAGTGCAAAGTTGTTTGGTAAGGCATTGATTGGACAAGTCGGGCAATTGTCAAGATATGGTGTTGTGGTAGATAAGGCTGCAATAGAATCCGATAGGTTCGGTGGAATTGTAAAATCTTTAGACGATAACTTCAAAGGGCAAGCTAAGACATTGGCTGAGACCAAACAAGGAGGTTTGACTCAATTTGGTAACGCAATGGGAGACCTGAAGGAAGCAATTGGAGACGCATTTATTCCCGCTTTGCTGAGTATTGCAGACGCATTAAAACCAATCATCGAGGGGTTTGATAAAACGATTGGTAGAATCGATGAGGTTACAAACGCCTTTATCAAACTCGATGAGGCTCAAAAAGGGATTAATGCTCCAACAATGCTAATATTCTTGAAGGAAAGAATAGCTGGGTTAAAGGAAGAGAGAGATGCATTAGAATCACAGACAGATAGATTGGGTATGAATAAGATAAAAATAGATGAACTCCAAAGCTCCATAGAAACATTACAAGGACAATACGATAAATTGAAGGCAGCGGGTAAGGATATTAAATATGCTCCAACGGATAAAGAGATTAAGAAGATAAAAGAGACTAAAGAAGCAGTTAATGAATGGTTTACTGGATTAAAAGCTGCGGGTCCTTACATGGAAGAAATGGCAACTCAAACGAAGGAATGGGCTACAGGGTTAAAGCCTGCTGGCCCTTATTTGGAAGATTTAAACGATGATTTAGAAGAAATGAATGGGTTGTGGGACCAGATAGCAACTTCTGCAGGTGATGCCTTTGGCAGTATAATGAAAGGTGGTATGGATGCTAAAAAATTATTCACGGAATTATTATCTTTAATGATTGCTATGTCTGTGCAGGGACCAACAGGTCTGTTCCTGAGTGGGATGTTCAGAGGAATCCTTGGCGCTCCTTCCCCAGGATATACCCAGCATGCAATTACTATGGGCCAAATAAGGGAAGCAAGAACTTTAAGCAAGCCTATGTTCGGGAAACGATTTATAGAGGAGAGCGCTAAACAGAACCTTAATATTGAAAGCATTTCTACTTGGAGCTTGGAATAATGGCTTTGAATTGGAAGTTATATTATTACACAACGGAATGGATAGACATAAGTGCCTATGTGCTTGAATTCACTTCGTTCAAATATCATATCGATAATAGAATTCAAGGCGCTGGCCCCGTTATGAATGTTATCCTTGATAATAGCGCTACCTATGGACCGGGAAAATATAAGTTTGAGATAGGTAGCCATTATATTTTATTTGCATGTCCCTGCGATGGGATTGAAAGATTAGCGGACTTTAGAGTTTCACTTACGCTGATAGATTATTTTTTATATAAACTTGATAGTAAAGAACCCCTTAAAATAGGCGGGACAAGTACAACGGGTTTGGGTGATGAAACTATGACAGATGCAATTGGAGGGGGGAAAATAACAGTCAAATCATTTAGGAATATGTTAATTCCATATCGTACCAAACAACACGATGCGGACTTTGATGTTTTTGTTAAAGGTGGTGATAATACTAATTATACCGATGCCTTTGGAAATTCAATCACGGTGGACAATTTCAGATATGAAAGCAAAGGGATGTTACAAGTAAAAAGAGAGAATAGAGAACTTGGAGAAATGTTTGTGGATGTTAGCGACATATTTAATGGTATTGCACAAGGAGAAGGATTTACTCTTGATGGAATTCAAGATAAAGTTGTGATTAATAAAACTTTTAACCTTCCAAGCTCCTCGACAAAAGTCTGGGATGCAAAGCCTATCAATGGATATTTAGCTGTTTTATATTCGCATTTAGGATTGGATGGAAGAGGGGAATTAAATATTAGCACCTATACGATTCCAACAGATGGTTCTCCTGTTCTTACAGATACTGTAATAAAAAACACCAGAGATTGGGATCCAGATAGAGATGAACCAGATAGTTTTGGTTATTGGATGTTTTGTGATTACTATAATAATCATATCTATCTGCCTTATTGGTATTGCGCTGATTATGACCATTCAATACAGTATAATACATATCAACTGAGGGTTACTAAATATTCAATAAATGATGATGGAGATATAACGGAAGAGTATGATGAACAAATTACGGGATTATATCCCCAGGACTTAGTCGTGGAATTGAGAAACGGTGCTGGACTTAACAGATATACTAGGTCGGGAGGAACTAATCCACCATTTCTGAGGATGCACTTATATGCTGATGGCGATTTAACTCGTTTTTTAATTGATTATATAGCATTGGAACACGAGCATGTATATGACTTAGATAGACTTCATGCTGGTCAAGATAAATGGCATTATGATTATGATTTAGAGGATATAGCTTATTATTATTCCTGGGCGGTTTTTAGCCACGAGGATGGAGCTATTCATGTATTTTACGAGAAGTCGGGAACTGATTATCATGAAATTCTCCGAGTGGATATGCCTTCTTTGGAAGCAACTTACGCTTCGAGGGGAACAGCTTCCCCACTTGTTTCAGAAGACGGTTTATCGGCTGGAGATAGAATCAATGGGAAATGGAGGGAAAGTATAACGCTTTTCAATGACATGGCAGTCAATCATTATTATCACACCCCTCAATTGCCCAATGGGCTTTTTTATAAACAAGGGGTTCAAAATAGTTACATCCGCGCTAAATGTAATTATTTTGCTCCTCTTTCAACCTCTTTTGCTGTTGATTATGCGGGGACTGCGTGGGATAGAGCCAATGACCGGGCTTTATTCTGGAAAACAGATACAGATGGAAATCCTCATATATTTACTTTGAATATAAGAGATTATTATGTATATAGGCACTTCTATTTATATCAACCCTGTATCTATGCTGACAGAAAGCAACAGTTCATTGATGCCTTTGTGGCCAGTGGCTTTTTCTATGAACAGATAGATGGGAAAATAAGACTATTCAGGATAGATGGCTCAGGTGGAAACTTGGGGACATTTACTGATGATGATATATTATTTAAAAAGGAGATTGAGGGATTTTCTAATTTTGCTGATAAGTTCAGTATAAAAATATTACAGGAGAGATTGGAATTTGGGTCTGGCGACAGAAAGAAAGAGGTAAAAACAATAATTGGAAATTACGGCTGGGTTTCTCCTTCACAGCTAAGTCATTATGTCGATTGGGTTGATAGGATAAATGGGACGGAGAAAGGAATGGAGCTCAATGTAGACCTTGATAGTTTTTATGATGTGGCCTCGACTTATCTTCCTAATTTAGGAGAAACTTTTACTTATGATTCGATTACTTACACTTTAATCCAAGCGATTGTAGATCCTGTTAATTGGATAATTAAGATAACGGGAATGAAGGAGGATGTATAATGTCTGATAAGTTATTATGGGGTTCGGCTCGACCACTCTTCAGAATTGGAACTAATCGGTATGTCTTGAATCAACCCGTGTCCGAGCACGATATAAAATTTCCCAAAGAAATAGTCTTGAATCAAGCAATTACAGGGAAGTTATATGAGCATAATTTAGGGCATAGGGGGATTTTTACAGTTGGATATGACCTCCTCGATAGACCCTCCACGGAGGTTATGAAGGACATCCTGAATAGTAGCTCGGATATTTATATGCGACCACACTTCAATTTCTGGAAGGAATATTTGATACGGTGCGTGAATGGGTTTGAATTGGATAGATTCGGGAAGGCGAATCAACCTTATAAGGGAACTTTATCATTCGAAACAATTAACCTTGAATCCACGATACCCGCTGAAAGCTCTGGAAGTTTTGATTTTGATGGATTCACTAAAATAGATTATAATAAAGGTAGTAGTTGGATAACAGGAGATATTACTGTGGAATTATGGATTTATGTATCACAACCACCAAAAGCCCTCACTTTTCTTGCTCATCTTATCCAGACAGCAATTGGTTATCCTACTTGGTATATAAATTTAATGACAACCAGAGAAATTAAATTCACAACTACAGATAACGATGGCAAAACTCATAATTTAGTAACTACGAATAAATTAGAGCTTGATACTTGGTATCATATTATTGTTAAAAGAGTAAATACCACACATAAATATATTGCTGTAAATGGTGAAATATGGGCTGATGAAAATGATACTCAAGTAGCAAATGATATAAAAGAGGCTTATTTATGCTATACTGTCGACGGATTAGATGGCCTGATTCAGATATTCAGAGTTTATAATACGAATGTTAATATTTCAGGTCATGCTAAAAATCTTATGATAGAAGCAATCCCATCAAGTTATATTTCTGCTTTAAAGTTATGGTGGGATTTTTCTCAGGGCAATACAGATG